GGCCAAGAGGAATACGACTGTGGCGCGCACTGGTGCTCATGGGATGGCGGATTTTATGAAGACGACGAGCCAACCCACTGGCAACCACTCCCCGCACCTCCAACCGAGTAAGCCGACATGAGCAACTGGATCAAGTGCAGCGACAGGCTGCCCGAGCTCGCCTCGGACGATCCTGACTGTAGCGACAACGTTCTCGCCTACCAGATCTATTTCGGCCACCAGATGCTGCAAGCCTTCTACAGCCGAGACGACCAGCTCTGGTACGACCAGGGCGGCGATCAGCTCGACGGTGAAATTACACACTGGCAGCCACTCCCCGCACCACCCACCGAGTAACCCGCCACCCTGGAGGCACCCATGAACACTGCAATGCAGATATGCCAAACCCGGTATGACGCCATGCTGCCTCCTGAGCCGGTTGACTACGAAGAGCGGGACGCCGCCGAGGTGGTGAAGGTGTTGGCCGGTGAGTCTGACCTGGTGCCCTTCTTCGACAAGCGCGCGACCCGTACTCACGGCCATATCCCTGGCTTCGCGCTGAACGCAAGCGAGGCTATGGCCCAGGCCGCCGGGCATGAGTGTTTCGAGGTTCAGATGGCCCTAGCGGTGCTGGCCGGCAACTACGAGCTGGCCCGGTCAATCGCCGACAAGCGCTTCCTTCCTGTCCTGCAGGCCGAAGCCCTTCACATGGTCGCCAAAGCTCGGGCAGCCGGGCGGGTGGTATGGGCATGAGCCAGAACCATCAAACCGCCACGGACATGATCGAAGCGCGGCTTCAGGCTTTGATCGCCAAAAGCACCTGCTGCCTGCACGCCGAAACGGATATGGCTATCGAAATGGCCTACGCCCTGGGTGCCATCAGCCTGAAAGAACACCGCCACTACGTTGCTCGCCGCGTCCGGATTATGGAGCACGAGTACCAAGAATTCATGGCAAGGAGATCAGCATGAGCACCATGACCCTAGCATTCACCCACAAGTCCTGGCTTGGCGTTCTGTCGCTGGCCTACGACGCTGGAATCGAAAACGTCCACGCCTGGAGCTGCCGGGCCTGCCTCTGCGGTGAATGGACAGTCGCTTATGAGGTGAAAGCGTGACCTCCTACCAAAGAGCCAAGCGCTACTGCTTCTGGCGCGGGTCTGCCATCACGCTAACCCTCCTCTCTCTATTGATGCTGCTTGGCGCCCTCGCCGATCGCGTCACCCAGTAGGAACACAACATGAGCAAGCACACCCCAGGGCCGTGGACCAACCTTCCGCGGCATGAGTGCGTCCCAATCTGCCGCCAAGATGAAGCCGGCCTGTCAATCGGGTTCGTCCACTCCAGCGATCCAGAGCGAATCGCTGAAGGATTTGCCAACGCCAAGCTGATCGCCGCCGCGCCCGATCTTCTGGTCGCCGCACAAAGGACCGTAGATGCGCGGGCTGCATTCATTAATTCCTTCAATTACACGCCGGGCATTGGCGATATGGCCGAGGACATGGAGTTTCGCGAGCTACTTTCACTCCGCGCCGCCATCGCCAAAGCCACCCAATAACCCCCTTCACAGCGCCCCTCTCCGGTGGCGCGGAGAGATAGTCATGTCCGCAACCAACGTAGCCACAATAAAGCCCAAGAGCCTGCCTGCACGGATGGCCGAGCGTTTCGGCGTTGACCCTCAAGAAATGATGGCAACCCTCAAGGCCACAGCGTTCAAGGGCCAGGTCACCGACGCACAGATGCAGGCACTCATGATCGTTGCTGATCAGTACGGCCTGAACCCGTGGACCAAAGAGATCTACGCGTTCCCGGACAAAGGCGGAATTGTCCCGGTTGTCGGCGTTGATGGATGGGCCCGGATCATCAACGAGAACCCAGCCTTCGACGGCATGGAGTTCTCGATGGACAAGGACGGCACCGAGTGCACCTGCAAGATCTACCGCAAGGACCGTGGGCACGCGATTAGCACCACTGAGTACATGGCTGAGTGCAAGCGCGGCACACAGCCCTGGCAGTCCCACCCACGCCGCATGCTGCGCCACAAGGCAATGATCCAGTGCGCCCGACTGGCGTTCGGCTTTGCCGGCATCTACGACCAGGACGAGGCCGAGCGGATTGTCACCAACGACGCCCAGGCACCATCTGTAGACGCAGGCCCTGCCATCGAGACCATCCGTAACGCCCAGTCTATGGAAGAGCTACAAGCGGCCTTCACGGCTGCCTGGAAGGAACTTCCGACCGAGCGCGCCGCACTCACCAAGGCGAAGGACGAGCGCAAGAAAGAGCTGTCCGAGCCGGTCGAAGCAGAGTTTGAGGAGGTGCCAGATGCAACAGGGGAGTGATGAGTGGATTCGCGCCCGACTGGGCAAGGTCACAGCCAGCAAGGTCAAGGACGTGATGACCAAGGGTCGCGGCAAGGAGCCATCGGCCACGCGCCGCAACTACATGATGGACCTGCTCTGTGAGCGCCTGACGGGCAACCAGAGCGGTCCCGACCTTTCCCGCAACCCTGCGATAATACGCGGCATCGAGCGTGAGCCAGTGGCCCGCTCGGCATACGAGATCGACAAAGGGTTGATGATTCAGGAAGTCGGCTTGATCGCACATCCGGTTATTGCCGGGTTCGCAGCATCACCTGATGGCGTTGTCGGTACCGACGGCCTGATCGAGATCAAATGCCCGCATACGGCCACCCACATCTCAGTGATCCAGGCCGGGCGCCACGACAGCCAGTACGAGTGGCAGATGCTCGCGCAGATGGCCTGCACCGGGCGCGCCTGGGTCGACTTCGTGAGTTTCGACGACCGCATGCCTGAAGAACTGCAGTACGCCTGCTTCCGCTTCGAGCGCGACGAAAAGCGCATTACCGAGATGGAAGCCGAAATCACGGCCTTCCTGGAAGAACTGGCCGACCTTGAGAAGGAAATGCGGGAGCGCATGAGGAGTGCAGCATGAACGCCTACATCAGCAACGATCTGAACATGGTCAAGGAGCTAGACCCAATACGCCACGCACTGGCTCTGCAGATGGAAGAGTTCTTAAGCCATGACGGGGTTATCCAAGTAATCCCGGCTGGTCGCGGCCTCTTCAGCCCCATGACCTTCAACAGCGAAACCATAGCGCCTTCAGCCACGTCGCCCCATGCAGCAAAGCGCGATCTGTCGGTAAAGCTGCGCAAGTCGCAAAAAGCCGAAGCGGTAGAGGCAGAGATCGCCGAGAAGATGAGGGCCTACCACGACAAAGGCGTGGTAGCCGCGGCCAAGGATCTACACATCAGCACCAGGCGCGCCAATCACATCGCAGCGCAGTACGGCATCAAGTTTTCCTGCCGGGTATCGCTAGCATCCCGCCAGGAGGATCTGGCTTTGGTGCCAAAGATCCGCGCCATGATTATTGAGGGCCTAACTCAGGACCAAATGTGCGCCAGGCTGGATATCGGCCGCACAACGCTGAAGCGGGTCGCTGGGCAGAACGGCTTGAAGTTCCGCACCCAGTCCGGTCGCGCGAAGGACGCATCGCTGGTTGAGCGTATCAAGGCTATCAGGGATATCGGCTGCACCCGGGCAGCCTGCGCCAGACAACTCGATATCAACCCAAAAGTGTTGCTGCGCCTGATCGCCGAGTACGAAATTGATTTCCCAGTGAGAGAAACATCGGGGGCCGCATGAGCAAGCGAAAACCGCATAACCTCAAGGCCCGCATCGACCGATCTTGCCGAGCCCTCCTAGCCACCAACCACGTCGCAGTGGTCAACGTCGATCCAAGCGGCCGCCAGGGCATGATCAATTACAAGTCGCTCAAGAACATCGCACCAGGGAAGATCGGCCAAGCCGTATGTGGCATCCCGCACCGGTGGACAATCTACATGAGCGCCATGTGCTTGGACGCCCAGGGCGACCGGTATAGCAAATCGATTGAGCTGGCCCCGGAGGGGGTCTACCTGTCGGACCATCTCGAGGAGGTGATCGAACACTGCTACATGAAGCTGCGCGCTGAGGCCAACCAGAGCCAGATAGTGGCTTCCGGCTGGATCGCCATCCCCGACGCCGTATCACTGGACGAAGCGCACGCTGCGCGCATCTTCGAAGCCGTCGGCGCCTGGCGCCAGCTGAAAGTCGATTCATTCGCTGCATAACCCACCCTACTCGCTGCATCCGGTAACCGGAGGGCGGCGCTTACCTGAGGAACACCGATGAAAGCCAAGACAATCTCCATCGAGGCTGACGGCCTCAAGATCAAAGGTACTGCTGAACGCATGATTCAACTGCTCGCGGCGAGCGTGTTCGTGCAGGCTCTACCACCAGCCGCTAATGTTCAGCCGGTGGTGGTGTCGGCCGTTCCTGAGATCGGCAAGCCGTGGCCGGGCCAAGGCGGCATCAATGGCGGCTACATCGAAGCCCGCGGCGATGTCCCAGCCCACTACCTGATCTTCGCCGCCAAGGACGTTGGCGACCACGAGTGGGGTGGTCGTGGCGTAGAGGTGAAAGGCCTGAGCAAAACCGACGGCTATACCAACACCCAGGTGCTGATCGGAAATGACGACGAGCGCAAGTATCCCGCTGCCGACGCGTGCGCCGAGTACCAGGCCGATGGTCACCACGACTTCTACCTGCCGGCCGCTGCCGAGCTGTACCAAGGCTGGCTGAATTGCCCCGAGGTGTTCGCCCAGGACTGCTACTACTGGTCATCCACGCAGCGCTCCGCCCACTTCGCATTCCACATGCACTTCGTTGGTGGCATTCAGTACGGCGGCGGCAAGTACGACGAGCTCCGCGTCCGCCCCGTCCGCAGATTGTTTATTTGATCCTTCAATAATTCGTTCTTGATCGGCCCGAGGCGCAGCAGCGCCTTTTTTGTTGCCTTCTGAAAGAGGAAAGACCATGTCCGCAACTGCTCAAGCAGCACCAGCACAACCTATCCCGGCCATCGGCCAAGCCTACGGCGGCGGTTTCGTCACCGGCATCACTCGCGACCCGGCAACCGGCAAGCGCTCTCTGCACATCACCGCCGGCGCAGAGCATGAACTGCTCGGCAAGTGGGGTGAGTACGGCAAGAAGATCGAAGGCGCCGACAGCTTCACCGACAGCCTGGCCAACACCCAGGCCATGGCGGCGGCCGGCAGTGATCTGGCGGCGAAGGTGCTGGCACTGAACATTGACGGCCTCACCGACTGGGCGATCCCCGCGCGCGACGTGCAGGAGCTGCAGTATCGCCACTTCAAGCCGACCACCGAAGAGAACTGGGCCGGTCGCCGCGATGGTGACAACCCGAACAGTGTCCCGATCGGCCAGCTCTACAGCGAAAAGGCTCCGCTGCAAACCGTGCACGCGGACTTCCAGGAAGGGGGCGCCGAAGCATTCCGCGACACCTGGTACTGGTCGAGTTCGCAGCGCTCCGCCTACCACGCGTTCTACATGTACTTCGATGATGGCACTCAGCTCAACCACGCCAAGGGCCACGAGCTCCGCGTCCGCCCCGTCCGCAGTGAATTTCTTGATTAATTCATTCCTTTAATCCGGCCGCCTGCGGCCGGTTGCTCTTGGAGAGCAAGCCTTATGGCAATGCACACGGAATTGCAGATCTACGCCGCGGCGATGGGCCTGCTGCACATGGCCACGAACCTGACCCGCAACATCCCCCGCGACCTGAAGCAGCAGCTCGGGAAGCGCGTTATCGATGAGTGCATCGATGTCTTGATGCTGATTGCCCGGGCCAACTCGACCCGGGAACGGCGCCCCTACTTGGTCGACCTGGTCGAAAAGGTCCAGGTGATAGAGTTCCTGATGCGGCTCTTCAAGGAGAACCGCTTCATCAGTGTGAGTCAGCATGCCAAGGCTATCGAGGTGACCACCTCAATTGGCAAGCAGGCGAACGCCTGGAAACGCTCCACCCCAACCGTGCCCGCCACCTGAGAGCCAAGGCTTTCTGGTCTGTGCGAATTGAATCTGGTCGTGCCGCTGGCCCCTGGGCCACCGCTATGCGCACAAGAGATACCGCCGGTCTAAAGCGTCCGCGTAGGTCTCGCGCAGTTTCCGGTCTGAGTATTCGGCCCGGCGACGTAGATAGCACGATAGGTCGCAGCGCTCCGCCAACAACGCATTCAACATGAACTTCGATGATGGCAATCAGAACAACAACGACAAGAACAACGAGCTCCGCGTCCGCCCCGTCCGCAGATTCAACCTTGGGGCCCTACCCGTTCAGCGACTTGGTTCAGGCTTACTACGACTGCCGGCGCTCCAAGCGCAACAGCGACAGCGCGCTGGCTTTCGAAATGGACCTCGAACGGAACCTGATCCAGCTACACGACGACCTGGTAACCGGCACTTACCGGCCAGGCCGCTCTATCTGCTTCGTGGTCACCCGACCGAAAGCCCGGGAAGTATGGGCAGCAGCATTTCGGGATCGAGTGGCGCACCACCTGCTCTACAACCACATCGGTCCACGGATCGAGAGCAGCTTCATAGCGGAC